GTGTTGAGGCTGTCAATAGTACGCAGCAGCTTCTCAATGCTTTCCTCGTCCATCATATCAACGGCCATAGGCAACACCTTCAGCGAGCCGTTGCCCTCAATGCCGTTGTGCATCTTCCACGCCTTGACGCGCTTGCCTAGGCCGCCAACGCCCTCACCGGCTATATAAAGCACTGTGCCTTGCCTTGTCGTCCTGTTGTGCCACGATTTGCCGTGCGCCATACAGAGCGCCATATCAATAGCGAGGAACGACTTGCCTGTTCCCGGCGCGCCATACATCACTGTGAAGCCGTGCTTGGTTAGTACGCCGTCAATCATCCACTCGACTGGCGGCATCGTCATCAGGTAATGCTCATCATACAGCGGATAAATGTCAGGCTGCGGCTCTGGCGCTGTCTCTACGACCGGCGCTTGCTTGGCGAGTGCCAGCAGCGCGGTCTTGTCACCGCCCGCTTGCAGCCAGTCGGCCACGTCACCCTTTGGTGGCAAGTTCGGCAGGTCGAGGCGCTTAATCTTGCCCACCGTGCCGTAAAGCGCCGCTATCACTGTGTCTGCGTGTGCTTGCCCGGCCTCATCATTATCGGGCAGCACTACCACATTGCGATCAGCGAAATACTGCGCAAGCTCCGGCTTCCAGTTCTTCGACCCGCCGCTGTTTGTCGTGGCGACTAGGCCAAGCTCAATCAACGCATCGGCGCATTTCTCGCCCTCAACAATAAATATCGGCGCTGTTGGGTTAGTAATGATTGCTGGTAGATTATATGGCAGGGCTTCAATGTCTTTGATGCTGTTGATCCAGCCGCCCCTGTCGTCTGGGCGTCTTTGTCTGAACGTCTTTGGGTTGTCAAAGCGCAACACCTGATAGGCCAGTACGCCGTCACTGTTATAATAATCGTAAGAACGTGCGAGTGACGGCACGACTGGCAGGCTCTTTTGCTGCTGCCTGCTGATGCCGAACTTGCGCTCCAATACATCTGGGATGTTGCCGTTGATCGAGGCTGGCTCGTTTGCTTTTACCAATGCCACCACGCCACCGCTTTCGCCTGTCTCAAAATCTGTCCAAACCCCTTTACGCACGTCAATGCTCTTGCTGCCATTGTTGCCCCAACGCATCTCTGTGCCTTTCGACAGGCGCGGGTTCGGCTCACCCCAGTAATGCCGAGCGACCTGTTCTATGTATGCTGCTATGTTTGTCATGCTCCCGACCCCTTTTTCCACGCGCTATATAAATCTTGCATACCCTGCTCTCTTTTGAGGTAAGGATAAACCGTAACGCGTTGATGCCTTTTAAGTTCTTTAACTTTTCTCTTGTCCCCGAATACCAGAAAATATTTGAGTTTTCTGCTGCCCTTCTCAAACGTGTATCCCTCGTCGATGAAATCCTGCTTTTGCTGCTGCGACGTTACCCCACGTTTTTTTGCGTATTTGTGTATTAGCTTTGGGTCTACTCGCTTACCGTCTGGCCGGACTAGATAGTTGACCGGAGAGGTAAAGCCGTAAAAGCTCCAGTTTGTGGCTTGGTACAATGTGCCTATCTCGCCAGCCTCTGGATCGGAGTAGGCAATAATGAACAAATATCCACGTCGCGCCAGTTCCACCTTTGCCTGCCCCACCATCCAGCTACCGCTATGCGGATGCGCGTGACTAGCGCAAGCTCCACGCACAAGCACTAAGCCATAAGCCTTATTTGCCTCGCCAAACACCTCGGACAACGCGCCGGTTCCAGCAGTCAAACCAAAGCACATGACGCCGGTCAGGTCATTGCCGTCAAACATTCCTAATGAGAATTTTGTCGTTCCCATTGTGCCAAGCCATTCGTATTTTAAGATAAACTCCTGCGCCACCTTAAAGGGTATCTCTCGCATTACCGCCTTATCTAAAGATGCCCGCTCCCTGCCGTCGTCTAAACTATCTCTTAACTGGCGCTGGAAACAAACCTCGTCAAATTTTTTGCCGCGATACCCTGTTGGCCTGTCAGCCATTTTATAGCCAGTTCGCTTTCGCCACTTGTTAAATAAATCCAATTGCATCTCATTACCCCAATCCCTTGCCCCCTTAAAAGCGTGACCGGCAGCGGGCAAGGGAGGAAACCGCCGCCGGTCACTACCACCGCTAGAACAAATCAGCGCCCTCAACAACTGAAGGGGTTGCAGCTACTGGGGCTGCCACAGCGGCGGGTTCTGGGGCAGCTTCTGCCTTGTCTAAGCCAGCCGGGCGATCAACCCAACCAGTGATCGACCATTTTGGCGAGCGGAACGTCTGCGTTCCCTGCGCCTTAGTCTCGATCTGAATGCGATCAGAGCCGGTGATCTCAACGACCGGCACCTTGCCGGGGTTGTCAGCCTTACCAGCCAGATACGCATCGTGCAGATCGTTCATCTGATTACGCACGATCTTGCTGCTGCTGCTCATCTCGCGCAGACCGATCTCTTTGTTGTACATCCTGATGCGAAAACCTTCCTTATGCTCATCGCTCGGCTTGATCGGCATTGGCTCGCCCACTTGCACAAAGCGAAAGTCTGGCCCAGTCGTGGTAAAGGCGATGAAGCCAACCTCGATTGCGGCCATATCCATTACCACTTTGAAGGGCAATTCCATTTCGGTTTCGCTCTTTTCCCAAGTGCCGTCTGCCCCTTGGTGCCGGTCTTGGCGCACGAATGAGCCATCCTTTGCACTGAATTTCATAATAGGCAGAAAATCCCCGCCGCCTGATGATGTAGTCTCTGTAAAACCTAAAGCCATTTTTAACTCCTAAACTTTAGAACTACCGCACGACCAGTGCGGCTTGGATTGGAAAATAGGCACAGATGTCTGCATCTTGGGCATCGCCCCGGTCGCTTCTGCCACCTTTCCCCAATGTGTAATCGCCAGCGAAATCGAACCGGGCGATGTTATCCTTATAAACATTTAACAAATACGCTGGCAAGCCGGTGTGTTGCGTCAGCAGCCGCGCTTGTATCACTTTTGACAGGCTAATCATCGCCGTGTCGTACTGAAACAGCCGCACATTGCGATGCTTCACCTCAATAAATGCCTTGGCCTCGTTGTCCTTAAACACCACAAAGTCGAGGCGATACTGTATTGGCAGCTTGTAGAAATCATAGCCGTGAGCCGCAAAGGCGTCAGCCAAAGCCTGCTCTTTGCGTCTGTCGGCCTCGGTTTCGTACATCGGTCTAGCCATCAGCGAGATGCTCCCTGATAATCATCATCGCCGTCATTGTGTCGCACTCAACCGCGTAACGCCAGTCATACTGCTCGGCTATGTCGCCTGTTGGCTCGAAGCCATCCATCCCCACGATAGCTGCCACAGGGAAGCGCCAGCGGATAGGCAAGCGGTCGTATTTGTAAACCAGCAGGGGCAACTTGTGTGTCGCCAATGCACTGGCGCAGCACTGATCCCACCAAGCGGGCTGGATGCCGTAGCCTTGCCGGTAACGCTTCGCCTCAATGCTAAAGGGAAAGTCAGGCATCTCAACGCAGATCAGGTCGCCGTGATCGGCAGCGCGATACTGTTCTATGTCGCGCTTGAACGTCAGGCCAAGCTCTTCGTGCAACAGCTTTGCAAGCTCACGCTCAAAGCTGGCTCCCTTGTTGCGCGAGTTAACCATTGCGGTTCGCCAAGCTGCGCATAGTCTCAGCCGCCTTGCCTGTGTCCATCTCGCGGATCATCTTGGTTAGCCCGGCGTCAAGCACCTCATCGGCCAGCGATGACATAGAACGATGCGTTGATGTCTCAAGTACAGCCCGCAGCTTGTCAACTGTATCGCGTCTGAGCCGTAACATTTGGTTTTTTATCCCAGCCATTTCAATGGTTTACCTTTTTTCTATAAAAAATGTTATTTAGTACTTGTAACACAGTTATAGAATTGTTAAATAGTTATTAGTCACTAGTAATCAAAGGGAGATAGACAGATGACCACACAGATCAACATCATTGAAGATGAGCGTAACACAACTTATGCTTTAGAAGCAGTAGACCTCTGCACCATTGAGCTACCTTGCGGCAAATACCGCGTAAGACGTTTTGTCAAAAATGGACATATTTGCAGTGTCGAGGTTGAGCGTCAGCGCAAAAACGGCAAGACTGTATGGGCCAACCTTTGCAGCCACGCGCACCGTCATCGGTTTGCTTTAGCTGCCCATTTCGCAACTACAAAGGTGTGGGCTTAACAGCCCCGCCTCAACCAAGGGGGTCAATATGGGTAACTGGACAACATCAATCTATGACGTGATCGAATGGGCTGATGGTTCGTTTGATCAGGTTTACACCAACGACTTTACTGGCGATATGGAGTTCAAGCCAGCAACGGCAAAACAGGTAGCGGCTTACAAAGATTATGTAAAATGGGTAGAGGCCGGACGTCCTGATCTTGTGATCTCAATGTCATCTCTTATTGGGGGTCTGAATAATGACTGAATATATTGCTTATTATCGTGTATCAACTCAGCGCCAAGGCCAGTCAGGTCTTGGCCTTGAGGCGCAACGCGCAGCAGTCGCCGGTTATAACATCATCGGCGAGTACACCGAGGTCGAGAGCGGCAAGAAGAGCCAGCGCCCTCAGTTGGTGGCTGCACTGGCAGAGGCCAAGCGCACTGGCGCAACGCTGTTGATTGCCAAGCTCGACCGCCTAGCGCGTAACGTCCACTTTATCACCGGGCTGCTTGAGGCTAACGTGCCAATCGTCTGCGCCGATATGCCAGAGGCAGACCGCACGTTCTTGCAGATGGCCGCTGTGTTCGCCGAATGGGAAGGCCGCAAGATCAGCGAGCGCACCAAGGCCGCACTAGCTGCCGCCAAGGCTCGCGGCGTCAAACTCGGCGGGCCTGACCCTGCCGCTGCTGGACGTGCGTCAGCGGCCAAGCGTGTCGCCCGCACTAATGTCGTTGCCAAGCAGGCAATGCCTATCGTCTCTGTGCTGCGTGAGGCTGGTGCCTCACTACGCACCATCGCCGCCAAGCTCAATGAAGCTGGCATACCAACAGCACTGGGCGGGCAATGGTACGCCAGCACTGTGCGCAATCTAATGGGGGTAAACTAATGGGGTTCGAGGATGACCCGCAGGCAGCGTCTGCGGATTTGGTGGGCAGCTTTGCAAAGGCTGACCCACTTACATTTGAAAACAAGCTCGGCGGTTCGTCAGGACTAAACCTTGGCGAACCGCCTATGACGCGCAGCCAGAAGGCTTGGCGCAAGAAAAAGGAAAGTGTGCGTTTCGGCACGTTTAGCAGAAAGGGCAAGGCTAATGGTTAAAGACACTATCGGTATGCTGTTTGTAACAGCATTTGTAATTACGTTTTTTACTAACGCCATCACAGACTGGAACTTCTGGTATTTGATGGCTCGCTTTGGGGGACAGTGATGATTATTTATGTTGCGACCAATACGGTCAACGGTATGCAGTATGTTGGGCAAACCAAACAAACCCTTAATATTCGCGTAGCACAGCACAGACAATCGGCAAAAAGAAAATGCTCACCATTATCTGTTGCTTGTGCCATCAAAGAATATGGCGCTGACAAGATTGTGTTTGAGCAAATTGATAGTGCAGATACAGAGGAAGAGTTGACGCGCAAAGAAGCCTTTTGGATTGAGCATCTCAACACTAAATCGCCGCAAGGCTATAACCTTCAGAAAATGGGAAAGCAGCGTTATGAAAGTATCCATATGCCAGAAAACATTTTTGAGTTTGAAGGCAAATGGTTTGCCAGTATAGCCCAGTGGGCTAGGCATCATGATATACCTGTTCACGTTGTCAGGGGTAGGATAAAAAGCGGGATGACGCTGGAGCAAATAAAATTAACCCCAGTAAAAACAGCAAAAACCACTATTGATGTTGGGTTTGCTAAATTTGAAAGCTGGAGGGAAGCCTGCAAGCATTTTGGTTTGTCTGACAAAGTTGTTTGGGCAAGGGTGAAATCAGGGTGGACGACTAGAGAGGCTTTGGGGATTGATCAAAGGAATGAGACAAAGGGTGATCTAATTCGCCGCAAAAAGTGTGTATGGAAAATGGAGAAAGATGGCGTGACATATTATGGCAAGGCTGAAATTGCCAAAGCATTTGGTATTGAGAAAGCCTGCCTTCAATCTCGCCTGATGCGGGGTGTTCCTTTAGAGAAAGCCGTTATGCAAAACAAACCATATGAGATTAAGTTTGATGGGAAGGTTTATGCCTCGGTTGCTGCGCTTGCAAAGCAAAGGGGTATAACACCAAATTCAGTTTACGACAGAGTAAACAGAGGCGTTAGTTTAGCCCGCGCCGTTAAAATGGCAGAAGAAATGAAAAACGCAAAAAATAAATTAACACAACAAGGAGTAAACTAATGGTCGGAAAACTTACACCAAATAACCAGCTTTCAGCCAGTAAAGCGCCCGCTTTGCTGAACGCATCGCCGTGGGAAACACAAAATGAATTGCTTGAGGCAATGATCAGCATTGACGAAGGCAACCCACCAAAGTGGATACCGCAAAATGAGCCTATGGAACTGGGTGATTTTTTTGAGCCGCTTATATTGCAGAAGGCTGTTGATAGGCTCGGCCTAACCAACGCCGAGCTAGACATTACCGTGCCATACCAGCATGACTTCTTGCCGCTGGCGGCCAGCCTAGATGGCACCGCAGTTGGCAAAGGCTCGGTCATCGCCAACTGGGGCAAGGGTATTTATGTGCCGCAGGGTGGCGCAATCGACATTGAGGGCATCGGCGTTCTTGAGGCCAAGTTAACGTCAGCACGGCCAGAGGAAATACCAGCGACACATCGAGGCCCATTGCAATTGCAGGCACAGATGATGTGTACCGGCTACAAGTGGGGATGCGTTGCCGTGCTGTACCAAAGCACAACGCTGCGCCTGTTTGTTTATCAGGCTGATGAGGTTGTGCAGCGCCGCATCCGCGAGGCGGTTATTGATTTTGAAAATCGCCGAAAAAATATTGATAAATACCCTGTCGTGTCACCGGCTGATGGGGTGGCGGCATATGGCAGGGTCGATGCTGACGCACCGCCGCTAGAGCTTGAGGGTGACGATGCAGCGTGGGTTGACCACCTGATGACGGCCAAGGCCAACAAGGCAATGGCAGAGCGAGAGATCGACATTGCCACTGCTGCCCTGATGGATACGATGGGCAGTCACGACACAGCCTTCGCGTCAGTCGGCAATCGCCGGGTGCAGGTCAAGTGGCCGACACGCAAGATGCGGGCGCAACCTGAGAAGGTGACACCGGCAAAACCTGAGACTGTCATGCGTCAGAAAACATTAACGCTAAAGGAGATTGATTGATGGCTGGACAACGCCGAGAAAGCTCGTGGAAACCGATTGTCAACGCGGTGGCCGCTTACCACAAATACAACGGCTACGGCCCGACAGTGAACGAAATAGCCTATGCTGTGGGGCGATCAAGAACTGCCGTCAGGTTTCAGCTAGACAAGCTGATCGAGGATGGCATCATAACGCACACACCCGGCAAGATCAGAACGATTAGGGTTGTTGAATAGATAAGGGGGCGAAAGCCCCTTTATTTTGTTAGACCTTTCATCTTCTCGAAGCTACGCATCCCACCTAGGCCGAGCATCCCCATAAGCACTGTCAGCAGTGACGACATATCGAACTGCGGCAGATCAGGCAAAGCCACACCGGCATAAGCACTAGCAAAGATAACGAAAGGCGCAAGCACAAAGTGCCAAGCCAAGGCAACGCCGCACGTCCAGCCAACGAAAGGCCGCCAGCCAGCCACAAAGATACTACGATGCTGCGCCTCGGCTTTGTTGATTTCTAACTGCCCCTTGGCAAGCTCTTGCGCGTGGTTCTGGGCCATTGTGGCGACCTCGTGCGCGAGCTTCGCCTTCTGATCCTTGTCCTCAATGAACTTATCTAGCAGGCCAGTCACCGGCCCTATCAATGCTTGTAACATTTACTTACCCTCGTGGCTCATCCAGACGGCAAAGGCACCAGTGGCCGCGCCGACTATCGTTGAAACAAAAGCGGTTTGCTGCGTGGTGGCAGCAGTACCCAAACCCATAAACCAATCGCATACGTTCCAAGCCATTACCGTAAACACCAGCATCATCAGCCGAGGGATGACCTTGTATTCGACTAGCGTCTTACTCATCTGCCTTTTTCCCGCGACTGATTATCTCTTCAATGGTTCTGCCGCAGCCAATGCACCTGACGCGATCCTCATCCAAAACACAGATACCAACGCAAGGGCTTTTACTCATCCGCCAAAGCCCTCATTCGTTTGACCAGCCTCTCTGAGCGGTTCGGGAGTTGACGCGCCCATTTACTGTCGAGCATTTCTAGCGCAGCCCCAGCCCAATCCCTGTCATTGACGCACTGGCGCATAGCCTTAAAAAGCCTCATTCTGGGCAACCCCATATTGAAAACCATATTGGCGATAATACGCTGCGCCTCTTCGGGCAGTTCGCTAAAGTCCTCATAAAGCCGGTGGCAATCCTCACGCACAATAGCTATGTCCAGATCAAACAACTGCTTCATGCGGCGCTCAGTAATCGTGTAGCCCAGTGGCTTGCCGTGTTCCGCATCGCCCTCGATGATGCGATGCCCCACGCCGACAGTCAAATGCCCAGCCGTGCATTTATATATGTCGAGCCTCATGCCCTCGTCAGCGATTAGCTCTTCGCGTAGTTTGTCGATATCCATTATCGCCTCATTTCTCTAGCCAGCGCGACAGCTTTGAGCCAGCTTTCCTCTTCAGCCTCGCGAGAAAACGCACTGCCCTGCATTCGTTTGCTGTACTGCTGTACTTGACTGACGTGGAAGAATAAGCAGCTTCTATGTTCCTTGCCACACAACACCAGTATGTCATAATCCGCCCAATCCTTCGTGTTACGCGGTAGATGCTTCGCCGAACAGCCAGACCCAAGCTGAAAATGATAAGCCGGAGTTCGCTTGCCTTTCTGTAATAGAAAGCTCGAAGTCTTAACTTGTACCCTAAGTATCGTGTTATCAGTGTTTGAAATAGCAACGCCATCAATCTTATCCTGTGCCGCAGGGGCATAAGCCCACCCCATAGATAATATGGCTGCGGCGGCTAGGTGTTCGCCAATTAACCCGGTTCTGGTTTCGCTCAATTTTTAGACGCCAGCCATACAATCCAAAAGAATATTCCAAAAGATACAATGCCTAACGCACCAATAGCAATAGCCTCGATAATCTTCTGACGCATTTCTGCCTGCTTATAAATCATCTCTTGCCGTTCTTTCCTGATGCGTCCCTCAAGGTGTATCAGGTCAGCCCAAGCCTGCGGGCCATACGTCATTTGCAAATACTGTTTAAGCTCCGCACGTTGCGCCTCAAGCCGCTTCTTGGCGGCGTAGACTTGCAACGCCTGCTGCTGCACTGTGTCTGCCCCTTGCAGCTTTTTGAATAGCGGCGGGTTCTTTGCTTGCTTTTCGGCCTGATCAATGTCGCTGGCCGCCTTCATCCAGCGCGACACGTCGCCGATGCAGCTTTCCAAGTCACGGCCTGCGGAAATCATTTGCTTTATAGTGTTAAACGCTGCTGTAGCCCCGCTGACGGCTGCACCTATGGTAATTGGATCCAACCTACTGCTCCTTGGCTACAGGCAAACACACGGCTCTGACGGTCGATGTGCCATTACCGGCCTGCGCCGGGATGCTGTCTTGAGCCGCCAGCTCTTTAGACAGAGTAACACATTGCCCAAAACTTTTGAACGTGTGACTGTCATCCCACTTGGCCGCGCCAAGGTATACGATCAAAACAAATTCCATCATGTGCTGCTAGGTCGGATTAGGTCGCTGTTATAGCAACGCGCTCGCCAGTCGAGTATGTCGCCGCGAATAACTGCTTGCTCGTAAATCTGGATGATTGCTTGTGTGTCTGGGCATTTATCGACAACGCCAGCATCAACTTGCGGCTGTCCGTTCGGTAGGATAACCACCACAACGAACAGCAGCAGCGGGTTCATTCTACGTTTCGACCAGTCAACCGCTTTACGGTATCGGTCTCCCAGATACGCAACAACCACCAACACAACGCAACCAACGCGGTAATCTCAGGCAATGCCTCAAAGAACGCGCCGACAGTAATACCGCCAAACGCCAGATCAGCCGTTGTCTTGGTTTCTTCTGTCATAGGTCACCTATGCGTAAGGGCTGTCACCACAAGCTGCAGGCCAAGCAGCCTTTAACTCAGCAATGGTTGTTGCACTGTCACCAGCAGTCGGTGCGTCACGCAACGCTTGCTTGTCAGCCACAATCTGTGTGGTGTCTGCGCTTGTTTCCAGTGCCTTCATATAGTCTGTGTCCAATGACTCAAGCAATGGTGTGCGAGCTTCACGAACTTTGTCAGCAAAGATTTCCTTTGCCTTGGTTAAGTCCTCGCTAATCACGCTGCCTGACAATACCCAAGCACCGCGAAAGTCACGGTTAGCCGGAACGGTTGCAGTTGAAGCGTCAATCTGATTACCGTCCTTATCTACGATGTAAGTTGTAACAGCCATTGGAATCTCCTATGCGGCTAAGTTTAGTTCATCAGATATGCGCCACGAATTGCGCCATTCTCTAGTCTGCGGTAACTGCTCTTTCTTGCAGATAACCATAGTCGGGCGGTTGCCCTCGTTCCAAGTCTCGACCACATGCTGTGGACAGTCCTTGAGAATTAAATATTCGATTGCCTCTTCCTCGGTCATCGCTGGCACAGGCTCAGTGTTGTGCAGCAAGTAACCTCTGGTGTGCTTCTTAAAGTCAGGTTGTGCTTCATCTTTAGCCAACTCGTGATATACCCACACTGGTGGTAAGATACCGCCTTGTAGCGCACACGCCATCCAGTTAGGGTCAGGCACAAGTATCTTGGCGCACTCATCAACGCTGTCCTCATACACTACACGATAGTCAGACTGCACACCGTCTAGGTTTTCCTTTGCCCAGCATAAGCGGTCAAATAGGTGAGTGCCTTTGAATGATGGTGTCTGGGTCATTAGGCAAGGTCTCCGTTAACAGTAATATTAACCCAATAGCTGTCTGTGTACGCAGAGCCGTTATAACTACTAACTCTAAAGCTGTTAGTAGCACGTTGCCCTTGACCAGCTATTCCGCATCTAGCATTAACAAAATTGTTTTCGTTTGCGCCGCTATCAGCATTGGCAAAAAACACAAGATTATAATTATCTGCGTTATCAAAAGCAGACGTAATTGAAGTGCCGTATATTCCTGCCTGAACATCTGTTAATGAACTTACGTTTAGTGAATCACGAGTTGCCGCAGTTCCTGTGCCGTTGAAATTATGCCATAACTTCGCACTACCATTCACCACATAAGACGTATCCAGAGAACCTGCGGTGCTGTGTTCAATCTGGTCTGCTATAATTTTTCCAGCCATTATGCAAGATCTCCTGTGGTTACAATCTGTACCATTTGTTGGTCATCAATTGTGC